GAAGTAATTGCACAAGACAAGGCCGACCGTGCGGCAAAGGTTCCGCGCAAAACAGTAACAGTCACCTTTGACGATACGATCCGAAGTTTCAAGCGAGCCAATGTTATCCGGCATATGTGCCTCACCGACTATACACCCGCCATGATAATCGAACTTGCATACCACGGTCACGTTCAAAAAGTCGGGGACACGTCTTCCAGTCACGGGGGCGATCCCGTAGCTGCACATAAGGCAATGGACGATGCCGACACAGCCTTACTTAACGACCAATGGCGGAGAGTATCGTCAACCGTCGCAAGCGATCCCCACGGCGCAATCCGCACGTTCATCAATGATATCCTTAAAGACAAGTTCAAAGCGCATGGCAAAAAACAGCCAACCGTTGCCGAGTGCTTGGCTATCTTTGAAACGCTCTCCGAGACACGGCAAGAAAAGCTTGTCGCCGAGGCGGAAGAAAGGAAGGCAAAAATCATTGACGATCTTGAATTTGATTTTGCCGAGCTTGAAAGCATCAAAGCGGACGTGGACGCTAAAGCGGAAGCAGACGTGGAACCAGCCTTGGAAACAGAAACAGACTTAAACCAGCCTACTAACTAGTCCCAAGACTGGGCCGGGGAAAATCCCCGGTCTACCTTATCCCTTCAAAAATCTAGGCTGCCCTTACACATAGGGTAGCCTTTTTTATTTGCCTTTTTGCGGGTGCCCCCCTCTCCCCCCCTACTAGACCCTCACGGCAATTTGTGAGATTTTTGAAAAGGAGGACCATACCGGGCTCAAGGGCCGAAGGCCCCCTCTTGACAGAAGGGAGTGGTGGTGGTAGGGTGTTCGGGTAAAGGGTGTTTGGAGTGAACCATATGGAACTCAATTTAACTGCGGTCCGCACGAAGGGCCGGAAAGAGAAAATACCAATTGTGCTGGCTCAGTCGCCCCTCACCTCGGACGATTTCGAGACTCACAATACGGAGGGTGTTAGCAAGTATTCGACACTTACCCGACTTACCGCTCGACACAGGAAGCTGGCATCTCTCCTTGCGTCGGGGCTCTCTACCGGTGAGGCGGCGGCGGCGGTGAACCTGACACCCTCCTATGTTTCTATCCTCAAAAACGACCCAACCTTCCAAGGGCTTATCCGGTACTTTGAAACACAGGTGGATAATGCCGGGGAGCTTTTCCGGGGGGCAGCGGAGATGCTTTCCCTTGAGGCGATCGCCACCCTCACCGAGCGCATCCAAGAAACCCCGGATGAACTCGACGCGACTGAGCTAACCCGGATTGTCGCGGTTGCAGCGGATCGGGCTGGGTTTGCCCCGAAGCGGGTTGAGGAAAAGACTGTCAATGTTAATTTCGGAGACCGCCTCGAAGCCGCTCGAGTCCGGGCAAAGACGATGCGTGACGTAACCCCTAGCCAGATTGAGGCCGCCGAATGAGCGATCGTGCAAGCAGAACTACCCCGGCCAAGAACGCTGAGTCTATCACCCCGAGCGACTCCGGCGTCATCGAAAGTTGTCGAGGTCTTTGGGTCGGCGGGGCCGGTGACATTACAGTTGACTTCCGGCTCGCCGGCACCAACGTAACAATCGCGGGAGTACCTGCCGGAACCCTGCTCCCGATCGACGTTTCCCGAGTGTACTCTACCGGGACCGATGCTACCTCAATCTTGGCGCTGTACTAATGGCCGCGCTTTTTCAAATCGGGATAGGTCTCTTTCTCGGCACCGCCGGGGGTAGGGCCTCTACCATTTTCGCCATGCTCAAAGAAGACGCCTCAGTCCTCCTCACCGAAGCCTCCGACAGATTACTACTGGAGTAACAAATGGCCGATCAAAAAGTTTCCGCCCTTACCGCGATAACCGGAGCCGCCCTTGCCGACACTGACGTCTTCCCAGTCGTGGATACGTCCGCCGCTGAGACGAAGAAGATTGGCGCTGTCGAACTCCGCACATATCTCCTCGCCGCCCTGTACCCGGCTAAAGGTATTGAGTACGCATTCTCCACAACCACGACCGATGCCGATCCAGGCTCGGGTATTCTCCGATTCAACAATGCTACCCCCGCCTCAGTCACCGCCATCTACATAGACAACCTCAACTCGGATGGTGAAGATGTTTCCGCCCTTCTCGACGCCCTCGCCACGTCCACTTCCACCATCAAGAGTACCCTCGTCCTCACCCAACTCGACGACGCTACGAAATGGGTGGCGTACTCTATCACAGCTATCGCGGACAGCACGGGCTACCGCACCCTCACCGTCACACATGTCGATAGCGGCGCACTCCCGGATAATGCCGGGGCGGTCGGGGTTTACATAACCCTAAAGGGTGATAAGGGTGATACAGGAACAACAGGTGACACAGGTGACACAGGCACGACGGGTTCTGCTGGCGCTGACGGTCTAACCGTCCTCAACGGGGCTGGAGTACCCTCAGGTGGAACCGGGGCTGACGGGGATTTCTATATCGATACCTCCGCTGACACTATCTACGGCCCGAAAGCCTCGGGTGCTTGGGGCTCAGCAACTTCCCTCGTAGGCCCAGCTGGCGCAGGGCTTGCTGCTGTTCTAGACGATATAACACCGCAACTCGGCGGTGATCTGGACCCTAACGGCAACGGTATTGCTTTCACAGGGGCGACTGTCACAGATATAACCGGGGCCGATACGCTATTAGTTTCCGGCACGGCTGGCACGGCTGGCAACGTTGCGATGTGGAATGTTGACGGTGATTTGGTTGACGGAAGCCAAGTCGCTGCAAACATTATTGTTGATGGCGATATTGGAACAAGTGTTCAAGCGTATGACGTTGACACAGCAAAAACTGACGTAGCGCAGACGTTCACAAAGGCGCAAGGCATCACTCCTGTTGCCTTGACCGATGGGGCCAGCATCGCAACAGATGCATCGCTCTCAAACGTCTTCACAGTGACGTTGGCTGGCAGCCGCACACTGGCTAACCCGACGAATCTCGTTGCCGGGAAGGTCTACACATGGATCATCACACAGGATGCGACTGGCTCCCGCGCACTCGGATATGGGTCATATTTTGAGTGGTTCGGTGGCGGCACAGAGCCAACACTTTCGACAGCCGCTTCTTCTGTTGACATGATCACAGGCATTGCAACGTCAACGACCAAAATCATCTGCAACTCAGCACTGGATGCACAGTAATGGCCAAAAGATATCGTGATAAAACAACCAAAGAGGACATATCAGGCGCGTTCAAGCGTGATGTGGTCAAGTTTGATGGTGCGGCGGTAAATGACACTATTTCGTTTCCGAAAGGGTTTTTGGAAAGCGCCACAAAAGCACAGCTAACATCAATTGGGATTGAATCTTACGAACACGTCGAGCCGGTTCCTGAGCCGTATGTTCCCACAGCTGACGAGCTTTTAGATGATGAATATCCACCACTTCAAAAGTATCAGTTTGATGCAATGGTGGATTACCTTGGTCTTGATGCTGCAATCGACAACGTGATCAACTCCATGCCGGATGGGATCGAGAAGTCACTCACAAAATCGCTACGCAAGAACGGTGTTGACGGATACTTCCGCCGATCAAGTCCGTTATTCGCGAGCATCGCCGCAAACCCTGATGTACCCATTGACGATGATGGGATTAATGCAGCTTGGTCTACAGCGGGGTCGCTCTAATGTTTGCACAGAATATGCTGCTTGTGGGAAGTGCGGGAGGCCCGGCAGGAGATGGCGCTGATTTAATTGGAACCATGTCCGGTTATACTCTTGGGGCGATAACTGTCAGTGCTCTTGGAGAGAGCACAGCAAGCGTACGTGCGTGGAAGGCTTTCGACAAGGGTACAAGCTCACCCAGCCGATGGCGGCACGCGGTCTCTACTTGGCTGAAAGTGGATTTCGGCAGCTCACAAGTGGCTTACAGCTACATGCTGCAGGGTGAGGGACTTACCCGCGATCCTGCTGCGTGGACTTTCGAGGGATCAGACAATGACAGTGCTTGGACCACACTCGATACGCAATCAGGAATAGGTACGTCTAGCGCGGAGCAGGATTTTTCTTTGTCGGAACGTGCTGAGTATCGGTACTACCGATGGAGCTTCACCGCTATGAACGGTGGTTCGACTGTTGGGATAAAAGAAGCGCAGATACGATCCTGATGGCCAATGGCTGCTCATTCATCCAATGGCTGATCAACCGGTTGCCATGGCGCGATCCGGTGACTGAGTGCTGCAACTGGCATGATCTGGCTTATGCGGCATCTGGCATTCCTAAAGCCGTCGCAGACAGCGCCTTTTTCTATTGCCTCAACACCGCAGCAAATCCAGTTATTGCCGGTGCGTTTTTCAGCGCAGTTTCTGCATTTGGCTGGATGTTTTACAAACGAAAGAAGAAATTATGATCGACATGATCAAGGGCGACACAGCCCTAATTGTAGACGAGTGCAAGGCACGTGGCGTATTGCGCAATCAATGTGCGTATGTGCTGGCGACAACCAATCTTGAGACTGGTTATACGATGCGGCCGATTAATGAATTCGGCGGCAATGCGTATTTCAAGAAGATGTACGACATCAAGGGCGACCGGCCGAGCAAGGCCCGCGAGTTAGGGAACCTGTCGCCCGGTGATGGCATTAAATATCACGGCCGGGGCTATGTCCAAATCACAGGCCGGTCAAATTACAAGCGTGCGGCCGACAAGATCGGTGTTGATTTCACTGCCCGGCCGGAAGATGTTTTGAAGCCTGAACACGCGGTAAAAATCCTTGTCATTGGCATGTTGGAAGGCTGGTTCACAGGCAAGAAACTATCCGACTACATAACCCGCCAGCGGTCCGGCTTCGTCAACGCTCGTCGTATCATCAACGGCATCGACAAACAGAAAGAGATTGCGGCGATTGCCCGTGAGTACGACACCGCCCTTAAAACTTCCGGCTACGGCGTTACCTCTGTCGCTCCTCCCGCTCCATCACTTCCCCCGCCCTCACCCGTTCCAACCCCCTCCAATTGGTTCGTCACTTTCCTTAAACAACTCTTCAGGATTAAATAACATGAACTTACTTGCACTTCTCCCCCTCGTCCGTAATATAGTCCGGGTCGGTTCCGGAGTCGCCATCGGCACAGGTATCACCCCTCAACAGGTTATCGAAACCGCTACCGGCCTGACCTCCACCCCCGGCACCAACACAGCGCAGGTCGCCGCAGGCATTATCGCATGGATACTGGTCGAGGTCTGGTACGCCTTTGCCCGCAGTCGGGGATGGAAAACGTAAGAACTCCTTTCTGCAAAAACACGAAAGCGGCCACTATATGTCTATTGACGATTTAAACCAACTCGGATTTGGAAAAGTGGCCGCTTTCGTCTCCGCCTTTATAATAATTGCCGGGATAGGCTGGCAGTCAGCCCGGATAATCTCTTCTCTCGAGGGGGAAAACCTACGCCAGCAGGCTGAGATTGCCCGAAATGTCGCGCAGAATGAACGGCAGGATCAACAGATAGAAAGACTCGTCAATACGATAAATGAAGTAAACAGAACTGTTCTCGTCATAGACAGTAATGTGGGCCGGTTAATCAGGGAACTTGAGGCAAACTAATGACGATCTTAAAATCTTCATACTACGGAGCAGTTTGGGCAAGTATTTGCTTGCTAGGTCTTACTACCTTATTCTTTATGGGCCCTTTTATCGAGCGCCAGTTCTTCCCTGTCCTCTCCACCTTTGAGTTTGTCCCGCAGGGAATAGTTGAGGATGATGGCGTGCTTGGCCGGTTTCACTTTGTCCGAGACAGGGAGGACTGCACCCCCGCCAAAGAAAACTTTGTCTTAATTTTCGCTCTTGAAGACGATGTGCAAAAAAGGGTAAACTATGAAAGGGTAGACCTGCCTGCCAGTTCCCCGCCAACCGCTTTTCCGAAAGGGCCAAACCTTGGCGAACTAGTCCGAATAGATTTCTTTCCCTACCCTGACGCGACTGAGTGGCTTGTTATACTTAACTACACCTGCCATCCTTTCTGGATTACCAAAATCCGTTTTGATCACTTAACCATCCCGGAGGTACCCCGCTCATGAAAACTTTCATCCTAGCCCTTTCCGGCATCCTTTTCCTTTTCCCCGCTTTCGCACAATCACCCCCGCTCCCCGTCGCAAAACCTTTCCTTTGCAAAACCCCGGATGAGGTTATCGCGGAAATTGCAAACAAGGCCAACATACTCCCTTGGCGTTACGTGAGGACTCCAAAATTTCCCGACATAGTTATCCTCTCCTACCCTAACGGAATTGGCGTAGCTATTGAGGTGGATAAGAACGATTGCATCCTCCGTTCTCATATCTTCCACGACACGTCCCCAGCTCCGTCACCGGGCAAAACCCTATGGAGAAAGACTTAACCCCATGGCAGAAGACCTCGACCAAATAATAGACGACCTCGGCCTTTACGCGAACGACCCCCTCGGCTTTGTCTATTGGTCTTTTCCGTGGGGCGAGGAAGGTGGACCGTTAGCTGAGTTCAAGGGGCCAGAAGAGTGGCAGACACAAATCTTGCTCCAACTCAAACAAGGTCTCTTGACCCCAGATAAAGCTATCCTCCTTGCCGTCACCTCCGGCCACGGGATCGGGAAGTCCGCCCTCGTTGCATGGATCATCCTCTGGGCCATCTCCACCTTCCCCGACACTCGCGGGGTCGTAACTGCCAACACAGAAACTCAGCTGAAAACAAAGACATGGGTCGAGCTTGCCACTTGGTTCCGCCGCTTCATCGCCAGAGACCTTTTCAAACTTACCGCAACTGCCCTATTCTCCACCGACAAAGAGCGTGACAAAACTTGGCGAATAGACATGACTCCGTGGTCGGAAAAGAACACCGAGGCTTTTGCTGGTCTCCACAACCAACGCAAGCGTATCCTCGTCGTCTATGACGAAGCTTCCGCAATCGAGGACGTGATCTGGGAAGTTACCGAGGGCGCCCTCACCGATAAAGACACAGAAATCATCTGGGTATGCTTCAGCAACCCGACAAAGAACTCCGGCAGGTTCCGCGAGTGTCATCCCGGTGGCATGTTCGCTCATCGCTGGAAAACTATGGCGGTAGACTCCCGCACAGTCACCTTCACGAATAAGGAAAAGCTTGCTGAGTGGGGCCGAGACTACGGGGAAGACTCTGACTTCTTCCGGGTACGTGTTAAGGGTGAGTTCCCCCGGGTCGATGCAGACTCCTTCATCTCCCGAGATCTCGCACAAGCCGCTGTGGAACGCCCAGTCGAGCCTCAAACAGAAGCACCAATCATCATCGGTGTCGATGTTGGCAGGTTCGGGGATGACCCCTCCGTTATCTACCCGCGCCAAGGCAGGGATGGACTCAAGTACCCACCCAAACTCATCTACAAATCCGACCTGATGTTCCTCGCTGCTGAGGTAGCTAATGTCTTCAACTCCCTCAACGCCTCAATCGTCATGGTAGACAGCGGCGGGGTAGGCGGCGGGGTAGTTGACCGGCTTCGTCAACTCCGCATACCCGTGGTTGAGGTAGACTTCAGCTCCAAACCGGACGCGACTAACGAGATTGAGTCCGGGATCAAGTACGCAAACAAACGAGCTGAAATCTGGGGGGCAGTCCGAGATTGGCTTGGTACGGGGTCAATCCCCTCATTGACTATGACCACCACAACGGGTAAAGTGGTTTCACTGGTGGACGAATTGGCGGGGCCGATGTATGGTCTTAACTCACGTGAAGCAATCCTCCTCGAGTCAAAGAAAGATATGAGATCACGAGGTGTGCCTTCCCCGAACATCGCAGACGCGCTCGCTTGCACTTTTGCTTACCCACATTTCGTTCCTAAACAGGGGCATATTCCTAAGTCTGATGTAACCATCGCTCCCCTCTACGACCCTTATTCCCGTGAAAGGATTTACGGCAATGCAAACACCTAAAGTACCCAAGGTTGAAAAACCCAAAACCCCGATTGACCCGCAAGAGGACGACGAGTCCAAACCACTCCGTGAGCGTTCCCGGAATCGTGGTCGGTCCTCCGCAGTAAGCGCTGGTAAAATTTCAACCCGCGCAAATACGCGCAAGTCAAGTCTCCTCGGAGGTTCCTAATGCCTTACATATCTGCCGATGAGTTCAAAAACCATCGCAACTACGTGGCGGCTCTTGATAAAGATCGGCAGGTATGGCATGGTGCTTGGCAAGACCTTAGCAATAACTTCCTCCCTCAGCGCTATCGTTGGCTTATGTCCTCGACCGCGTACAGCCAGAACCGGGCCAGCCGCCAGTACATCATAAACAACACTGGGACAATTGCAGCCCGAACCCTCACAGCCGGGATGATTAACGGGATCACTTCTCCCTCTCGCCCGTGGTTTAAACTCCGTGTCCCCGGCTTGAAGTCTTCCGAGCACCCTGACCTAGCTGTCTGGCTTGAACAGACTGAGGTAATCCTACTCGAGGTCATGGCCGCATCGAACTTCTACAATTCAATGGCAGTGGTCTACCTCGACATGGGGGTTTTCGGGACCGCCGCGAACCTCATTTACGAAGACTTCGACAACGTAATCCGGTGTTACAATCCTCCCCTTGGCGAGTACTATCTTGGGACAAATTCCAAAGGGCTCGTCAACATCTTCGCCCGTAAACTTAACTACAAAATCTACCAGTACATCGAGCGATGGCCTGATAAAAAATACTGGTCGGATCGAGTCAAACAGGCCGTTGAAAAAGGTGGCGGAGCCCTCAACGACGACATAGAAATCCATCACTTCATCGCGCCGAACTCGAAGAGACTTGTCTCCAATCGTTTCAAATACTACGAAATGTACTGGGAAGGCAAGCGGCAGACCGTCGAGGGCGGACAGCAACCCGTTCTCGAACTTCGCGGATACAACGAACTCCCCGGCATCTTTGCCAGGTGGGAAGTAAGCGGGACTGACGCATACGGTGTCTCCCCTGCAATGGACGCCCTTGGTGACTCCATCGAACTCCAACACCTTCACCGGAACAAAGCGGAACTGCTGGAAAAAATGCACATGCCGCCGTTGTTGGTTGATATAGCGCTCCAGAATAATCCGGTCGCATTAATGCCTCGGGGTCAGACGTTCGTGGCTAACCTCAACAACACTTCCGGGGCACGCCCGATTAACACGGTTAACCCGGATTTCGGAACCCTCGTTCAGGACAAACAAAGCATCGAGGAACGGATCAAGACCACCTTCTACAACTACCTCTTCACAGGCATCTCCGACCTCCCAACCGTTCGTAGCGCGGAAGAGATCAGGTCTCGTGAAAGTGAGAAACTTATCCTACTCGGTGGCGTGCTTGAACGCTTTGAAACCGAGGGCCTTGACCCCGCTATGAAACGCATCTTCTCCATCTGTGATCGGGCTGGGCTTATCCCACCTCTTCCAGAAGGCTACGAGGATATGTCCATTGACGTACAATACGTCTCCATCCTCAGCGTGGCACAGAAAGCTGTTGGCACAGCGCCTACAGAACGGATGCTCGGGCTTACCGGAAATCTTGCGGGTATCTACCCTGACGCGATGGACATAACCGACATTGATCGTATGCTTATCAACTACGCTCGCGATATTGGTATTCGGGAAAGCGAACTCCGCACGACCGAGCAGGTAGCCGAGATACGCAAAGCACGGCAAGAAGCGCAGCAAGCCTCAGAGCAAATGCAGCAGGCACCGGGAATGGCTCAGGCAGCAAAGACCCTTAGCGAGACTGACGTGGGTGGGGGCGGTGATGCACTCAATGCACTTATGGGGGGTTGATAAGTTAGGTATGGTTGTGGAAATAAAGACCAGAACCATACCAGAGTCCTCTTGCCAACAATGCGGAACAATACTAACATGACTATATTCTCAGACAACGTAGCCGAAGAGCGCAAAGCACAAAAGAAGAAAACCGGGCTAAACAAATACCGCGAAGGTCTCCGAAAACAAGCCATAGGAGACCTTTACAAAACCGAGGCGGGCCGAACCTTTCTATGGTCCCTACTCGAAAAGACTGCCGCCTACGGGCAGACTCCCTTTCAGGGGGAGAACACCCATCTAACCTCGTTCAACTGTGGCCAACAGGCAGTTGGACAAAGCCTAATGGCTGAAATGATAGAAGTATCGCCGGTACTTTTTACCGAAATGATGAAGGAAATGACCCTTGAACGATCCAACCCAAACCCCAACCTCAACATCGACACCGCTCCAGAGTTCGACTTCGGGCGAGAACCCACAGCCGGGGTCAGAAGTGACTCAGTTAAACCTGAACCCGTCGGAGACGAGCCAGCCTTCTACTCCTGAGGGGAAAGTTAACGCGGAAGAAGCTACCCCTGCTGAAGCCCTGTCCTTCGATGACTTCGACCTGCCAGTTGATTTCGACAAGGACAACCCCTTTGCCGGGAAACTTCTCGAGGCCGTTAACACTGACGACCCGAAAGTGATGCAACAGAACATGCTTAACCTCGCGCAGGACTTTGTCACACAAGCGCAGCAAGACTTCATTGCCATGAACGATGCTTGGCAAGATGAGCTTACGAAAGATTCTCAATACGGCGGGCCGGAACTGGAAGCCAACCTCGGTGCAGTTTCAAAACGCATTTCAGAATTTGCCTCCCTTCACGGCGGCGAAGCGGTCGAAACACAATTGCGTGAGCAATTCGACCTTACGGGAGCGGGTAATGCCCCGCTGATCGTTAAATTTATGATCTGGCAAGCTAAAGAACTAGGCGAGGGAACTCCCTTAAGCGGGACACCTGCGGGTTCTAACGAAACATCCAGAGCACAATCAATGTTTGGCACATGAACAAGGAGTAAACTTTCATGGCTGTTTCTGCAACAACCCATCCCACCCTCGTGGACTTGGTAAAGCGATCTACCCCGGAAGGGAAGATTGCCTCTGTCGCGGAAATCCTTAACGAGACAAACGAAATCCTCGACCATATGGTCTGGGTGGAAGGAAACCTGCCTACTGGTAACGTTTCCACAACTCGTGTAGGACTTCCCGCGCCAACTTGGCGTAAAATGTATGGTGGCGTTCAGCCCACCAAATCACTCACCGCGCAGATCACTGACTCTTGCGGTATGCTCGAAGCATACGCCGAAGTCGATAAAGCACTCGCTGATCTGAACGGCAACACAAATGAGTTCCGTCTCACTGAGGACACGGCACACATCGAAGGTATGAGTCAGGAAATGGCGGAAACGCTTTTCTACGGCAATGAAGCATCTGAGCCTGAAGCTTTTACCGGCCTTGGCCCGCGCTTTAACGCTCTGACTGGTGCAGGTAACTCGGACAACGTGATCGCCGGTGGCGGATCAGGTACCGACAACGCCTCCATCTGGTTGTCTGTCTGGGGCCCCTCGACTGGCTTCGGTATCATTCCCAAAGGCTCCAATGGTGGTCTGCAAATGCAGGACAAAGGGCAAGTTACCCTTGAAAACGCTGATGGTTCTAATGGGCGTATGGAGGCTTACCGGACCCACTATCGCTGGGACGCAGGTCTCTGTATTCGTGATTGGCGCTATTTCGTCCGTATTTGTAACATTGACAAATCCGCCCTCACCGTGGACGCAGCTACCGGGGCTAACCTCCCTGACCTAATGTTCCAGGCTTTGGAGCGTATTCCAAACCTGTCCATAGGTCGAGCCGCTTTCTATATGAACCGGACGGTCCTCACCAAACTTCGCCAGCAGCATACAAACGGTGTTGCTAACTCAACCTTGACAATGGATAACCTCGGCGGCACAATGGTCACCGCGTTCCATGGAGTGCCTATCAGCCGTACTGATGCACTGGCAAGCGACGAAGCGTTGGTATCTTAACCAACTAACCTGATCGAAGGAGTATTACTATGATCATGGACGAACTCACAGAGTTTGCTGACGCAACGGCCCTAAGTACCGCTGGTACTGGGTTGGCTGTCGTAGGAACCTCGATTGACTTGGGTATCACTGATGCTGATCCGGCCATTGCCGAGCAGCTTTGGTTGGTGCTTCAAATCACCACAACAGTTACCTCGGGGGGATCGGCTACCGTTTCCTTCCAGGTATGTTCGGACGCGCAAGCTGTCTTGACGGCTAACGCATCTGAAACCATGCACATTGCAACAGCCGCTTTCCCCAAGGCGACTCTTGTAGCCGGGTTTGAGATTCTCATCCCTCTCCCCTCTGGGATGGGTGTGAATTATGAACGTTACCTCGGTCTTCAACAGAACGTTGGAACAGCTGCACTCACAGCCGGGGCGGTTAACGCCTTCCTGACACGTGATCCTCGCCGCTGGAAAGCGTTCGCTGAGGGTAATAACTAAGTAAGCGGGGGCCGTAACTGGTCCCCCCTTTCCCTCAAGGAGACACCCAATGAAACTCGTATCGCTACGAAAAACTGTCACGGAAAAGAAAGACGATGTGGAAGTCGGTAATATCGACCATCTCGAAGATTTTCCGTGGGGCACTCGTATTCATCTTTCCGATGATGAGGTGCGTAAACTTTCCGGGGCAGCCGATTGCAACACGGGCGATCGTGTTATGATAGCTGCTGTCGGGAAAATTGTATCAACAAGCTCCGATGAAGTTGGTGGGACGGCTAAGATTAGCATGACTATCCAGCTCCAAGACATGGCTCTCGAGAAAGCAGAGCCGGAAGACAACCGGGCAGCAAACATGTATGGTGGTATCTGATGAAAGTTATATTCAAGAAACCTTATTTCCGAGGCAATCGTTACCGGAAAGGTGTCGTCCATGATGTGCCGGATGAGTGGAAAGATACACTCCCCTCAGGTGCAAAAATCCAAGCCGAGCCTAAGGTGGTCGATGAAGTCGATGAAGTCGATGAAAAATCACCTTCCCCGGAACCGACACCAAAAGGAAAAGCTCCAACCGCCGTCAAACTCTAAAGGGAGTCTCCCGTGGCCCAGTCTCAATTAGCCCTCTACAACCTAGCAATCTCACTTTGCGGCGGTGATTATACTATTGCTGCTGTGTCTGAGGCATCTGTCCCCGCTGAAATGTGCGAGCTTTGGTACGAACCAACTCGACAACTTGTCATGCGGGCAGCCCATTGGAACTCTTGTGAAAGAATAGCCCGGTTGGTTGAGGATACTGAACGAGATTCAGGAGCTGCTTGGGTTCCGGGAGACCCTTCGCCGGGGTTCGCTTTCAGCTACACTCTACCCTCCGATATGCTTGCGGCGAGATACCTTGCTACGTTTTCCCGGTTTAAGATTTCTTATGACGATACCGGGAAAACACTCGTCTGCGATATCGGCGGTTCCGCGACAACTGACGCTCCGCTACTCATCTACACTACTGACAACGACACCGTGACTGAGTGGGAGGCCGACCTCTACCTCGCTATGGCCTACGGGCTTGCCGGGAATGTAGCGATAGGGCTTACCGGAAAACGCTCCAAATCCGCTGACTTGTTCCAACTTGCCAATAGCTACCTCACAAACGCTCGGGCGAATAACGCAAATGAACAACACGAGCTACGTACCCAGAAAGCGGCCTCCCTGCAACTCCGGGGCTATTCCCAGTCCAATATAAACTCCTACGTCTACCCCTTTGGTAATCTCTTCGCACCCCCCGGAGCACCAACGACATGACTTCTGATTTTATCCAGCACTCTATCATCGCGGGCGAGCTTGCCCCGAATATGCTCGGTCGGACTGATTTTCAAAAATACGACATGGCTATGGCTATGTTGAAAAACTGGCTGGTTGACTATCGCGGGGGTATGTTTACTCGGCCCGGACAAGAGTTCGGTGATGTGATTGAATGGACTGAGGGGGAAGATGTTAAGTTCATCCCATTTCAGTACTCCCCGGATACTGAAAATACCTACCTGCTCATCCTCACCAATGATAAAATCCGTTTCGCTCAGGATAACGCATATGTGCTTGAGGGGGATATCGCAGTAGCATCCCTCGCAAATGACGTAGGAGATCGGGTAGAGTTTACCACAACCGGCTCCCACGGTTACGCTAACGGGGATTGGATAAAGCTCAGCGGGTTCGCCACAAATACATTTTTTAATAACCAGACTTTCGAGGTGGCTAATAAAACAGCGACAACCTTTACACTCTTGTCTGTCATTGACGGAGCGGCTATCGACGTGGCTAGTGTCACGACCGAGGCTGGGGTGGTTAACGCAATCTACACCATCGCCTCGCCTTATGGTCAGGAAGACCTTGCTAATCTCAGCTACCTTCAAATTCGGGACGAACTCCGTCTAACCCACCTTGACTACGGGGCAAGAAATCTCATCCGAACCTCCGCTACTTCATGGGCGTTTTCTGCGGTGGACTTCTCTTTACCCATTGGACCTGTTACAGGTTTGTCACTAGACTCCAAGTCAAATGATGACAACTATGGGTGTGTTTATCAAGTGACCGGGGTTAATGAAGACGGGGAAGAGGGTTTACCTGATATCGTCCTTATTATAAATTCAGCGGCGATTGAGTCTGTAGCGAGCCGATGGATTAAAATTGATTGGTCCCAACTGGCCGGGGCTGTTTCTTATAACGTGTATAGAAGTAATGAGATTAATGCCAACAGTGATATTAACCCCTCGATGCCAGTCGGGTTTATCGCAAATGTAGCTGGCCGGTCTTTGATAGACCAAGGGATTACGCCGGATTTTTCGCGTAAGCCTCCGGTAGAATATAATCCTTTTGCGAATGGACGGATTAGATACGTTACTGTAGTTGCCGGAGGCACAGGCGCGAGTTACTCCAGCACAATAATTTGGCCCGGTGGCGGTTCTGGTGCTTACGGATGGCTCATGACAGAGAATCCTACTTCCGCTATCATCCACGGGGTCAACGTTCTCTCGGGTGGGAAAGATTATACTAACGTTACTGTCTCGGTTCCTGCGGCTGCGAGTGAAAATCTTGACGCGGTACTTAGCCCGGCTACCGGAAACAACCCAGCTTGTGTTTGTATCTTTGAGCAACGAGTTGTTTACGGCGCCACAGACAATTTCCCTATGCGGCTGTTCGGTTCTCGTATCGGGCTCTTTAATAACTTCGGTTACAGCCCTACTGGGGCGGATGACGAGTCGTATGAGTTCGATCTGGACTCCGAGACTGTCGCGAATATTCGACACCTTCGCCCCGTACAGGGTGGGATTTTGGTAATGAACCAGATCGGGGTTTGGTTAGTCTATGGTGGGGGCAACGCCAGTCTAAGCGGTAACAACGCGAAAGCCGATCTTCAAACTCGGGTAGGTGCTTACACGACCGATCCTCAGTATGTTGATGGCAACCTTGCCTACGTCTCCCATGACGGACAAGAAATCCGACTTGCTGTTTACTCCGACGAGGCACAGTCCTATCTCAGCCAGAACCTGAGCCTGATCTCCAACCACCTCTTCACCCCGGCTAACCCGATTAAAAGTATCGCCTACGCAGCCGTCCCGTCGAAGATCATTTACTCTGTCCAAGAAAACGGGGCTATGCTGGCATCAACCGTAGATGGCCGGAATGATGTTTTCGGAACCTCCCCTCAAGCCACGAAGGGATACTACCGGGAGTGTTTGACAATAAGCGAAGAACGGCAGAGTAAACTTTACATCGCGGTTGAACGGATTATCAACGGGAACCGGGTACTCTTTTTCGAGCGACAAACTGACCGGACGACTATGAAGTGCATCGAGGATACTTTTTGTGTTGACGCAGGGTTGAAGTTGGCGCAAGCTAAGCCAGCGGCTCGGGTAGTCCCGGACACCTTCACAGGGGCTGTTACCTTCACCGCCTCCGCAAGTGTCTTCACCGCCGATGATGTTGGAAAAGTTCTCCGCTACGCAGGGGCTAAGGCGACAATTTCCACGTACACCTCCGGGACAGTTATATCCGGGACATGGGTGCTGGATTTGGAAACGTTCTTCCCGGAAGATGAGGACGCTCCAAGTGAGTTTTATAGTGGCGACTGGACCCTCACCGATCCGGTAAGTTCTGTCACAGGTCTCTGGCATCTCGAAGGGGAAGCCGTTGCGGTTGTTGCTGATGGAATTGTTATTGAAGGAAAAACGGTTTCCGGGGGAAGTATATCCCTGGCCACTCCGGCTAGTTCAATCGTCGTTGGCCTCGCTTACACATGTAAGGCGAAGACCCTTCCCCTCGCTACGGTCGAAACTGCAATTGAGGGAAGGAGGAAAAATATCAAAGGGGTGGCTTTGCGCCAGCATGAGTCTACCGGGTTGAAGATGGGGCCAAACTTTGATAAGGCCCGTTTAATCGCAAATCGCCTCCAACGGCTTTCCGGCAGCGATGATAAACTCCGGGACTATATGACATACGAGCCGGTTAGGACTGACTGGAACTATGACACCCCGATGTGTTTCCTGCAAGACCAGCCTCTCCCTGCCGCAATCTTATCCTTTATAAAAGACACCGAGGTAGGCGATGATCGAGAATAACCAGATTGATATTGTAAAAGGTCCGACTGTTAATGAGGATTTCTACGACTACTACTCCGACCGTAACGCTCATGTAAATAGTATCTTTTTTCACTACTGCTCGAGTGTCATTGCATTATCCTCAGAACACGTTTATGTTAAGGACAAGCTAACCGGTGATCCATTGCTTGTTTGTGGGGCCTATCGACCTTCCTATTTCAGCAGCTACCGGGAACTCTGGATGGCTGGAACTACCAAGCTTGCCCGAAGGCATTTGAAGGAGATAAAGCTCAATCTGGCTGAATGGGCAGATGCCCAAACGGTTCCGCTATTCGCTAGAGCTTCTAGCATCAAGTCACAAAAATTCCTGACCTTTCTCGGCTTTACCGTGTTCGAGGTTGAAAGTAATATAATAACCTATAGGTGGTAATAATGCAAGCAGTTGGTCTAGCTGTATCGATGATTGGAACTGGGGTCGGCGCTATGGCCAGCTTCCAGCAATCTCAGTATCAAGCTGCTGTTGCCAAGGCTAACGCTCAGGTAGCAAAGAATAACGCGGAACAAGCGCGTCAACGAGGCAATGAAGATATTCAGGATATGGGGGAAGAACAGGCTGGCTTGCTTGGGGAGCAAATGTCTCGGGCGGCTGGTTCTGGGCTGGATATTAGCTCACCGTCGATTATTCAAAGCCGGGCAAGAGCGCGGGATATAGGCGTGGAAGATGCTCGTCGCCGGATCACAGCATCCCGGCAGTTGGGTGCGAATTATGACACTCAGGCGAATGTGGAAAAGTCTAACGCGAGTGCTTATAAATCTGCCGGAACGTTTGCACTTATCTCAGGCGGGTTAGAGATGGCCACCACCTTCATCGGTGGGGCACAGTCTGTCGGAGGTTTATTCGGCTCGCCTAGCGCGCAAATGGCTGTCAAACCTGTACCCAAGCCTACTTACTTTACCGGATTTGGAACTGGAGGAATTTACTAATGGTTGATCTTCGCGTAAGGAAAGGGTATGCCCCTCAGCAAGCAAATCAATTTGTACCTCAGCAAGGCATTGATGGCCGTGCAGGGGACATTCGTGCGCAAGCACTTTCCGGGGTGGGCGATCAGGTTGCTCAACTAGGAGCAACGGTTTACGCAAAAAGCGAGGAGCTTAAAGGGAAGAAAAAAGTAAATGATGCGCTTGCTGCGGAAGCGGCGTACTCTGATTGGACTTATAAAACGTCAGTAGGACTGAACGATGCTTTCCAAACAGCACCGCTTTCTCAGGCTAACCTTTCTGACCAACTCGCAGCGCAGATAGACAACAGTGGAAAGGCTTTTCTGGACACAATAGCTGACCCGGATTTGAAACGTCAGTATACCGCTCGATTGACACAGAAACAAAACGAGCTGAAGTATGCGGTTCTGAACAAGGACGAGGAAAGAATAGGTCGGCAGGCAGGCTCGCTTGTTAACCAGCTTGTGAATACCGGGAAACTTACCTTGTCCAAAGACCCCTCAGATGACCAGCTTGCGGCGGCGAAGGAAACTGTTTTCAATAGTATCGCGCAAATCCCGGACTCCGTTCTGGGGATAGAAGTACGTGCGAAACTCCTTGAAGCATCTGAAAATGAGCTTAATAAGATCGCTTTCGGCAAGCAGTATGAACAGGAACTTAATCAGCGTAAAGGCTGGGTTGATGATAATATTGATAGTATTGTTGATGCTTTTGTGACACCTACCGCTCCTAATGGGGTGCTTGCTTTTGCAACAAAGATTCTTATGGAGAAAGAGGGTTTTAGATCACAACCTTATTATGATGTAACTAGGCTGAGAGCGGGCTACGGATCAGACACTTACACAACCGCCGATGGGAAAGTTCATCGGGTTACTAAAGATTCTCATGTCACCCGAGCTGATGCAGATCGAGATATTGCCAGAAGAACTAAGATTTTTTATGACGCGGAAGTTCCTCGGGTAGGTAAAGAAACGTGGGAGTCTCTTCCAGAAACTGCTCGTGGAGCACTGGTTTCTGTTGCTTATAACTACGGCGCATTGCCTAAAAGTGTCGTAACGGCTGCAAAAACGGGCGATGTTAATAAGATCGCTACAGCTGTTGAGGGACTGCAAGGACATAATAAAGGGATTAATCGAAAACGCAGGTTGCACGAAGCAGCTATTATTCGTGCCTCGAAGGGGGCTGTAGCCTCCGATAATATTAGCTTTTTCGCGGAAAAAAATTGGACCTCGTTTATGCGGGAAAAACACCCGGAGCTTCTTAATGGAGTCAGCCGGGATATTATTGACGGTCTCCGGGAAGACCCTCGATTTGTCCGGGAAGCCCTCAAGTGGGGCATTCGTAAGAACACTACTCTTCTGCAAAGAGCCGGTGAACAGGTTAGTATGAAAAATATCCAACTGCAACAGATGGTTGGTCCGCAGGCTGGTATTCGTTTCCTTCAAGCCCCTCCAGATGATCGGGCAGAAGACTACGCTGACCCGGATCATCTAGCGGCAAACCCCGAATTTTACGAGGGGAAAACTGTTTCGGATATAACCGGCGAGGCTGAACAAACAGCGCTGGATCAAGGGGCGGACTCCGTTGACGGGGTTGAGGATAAGTTTACTTTTAGATCACTTGACTACGACACTCGCCAGCAGGAAAAGAAGGATGCGTTGAGCCGGTTCAATGGCGAGCAGACAGAACGGGTTGGCCGGAAGACAGCTCAATATGACAAGATGTTGAATGAAACCCTCATGGGTATCCGAGAAGGCCGGTATGGGGCCGGGCATATAGCTGGGCTTGTAGAGAGTGGTCAAATAACCTCCTACGCGGATGCTGTTAAACTAGACTCCGCTCTCGACAAGTATCAGGAAGATGCTAAGTTCCTTGCGATGGGGCACTCTTTAATAAATAAAGATATTGTTGGTAACCCAAATAACCCCGATCATCGAAAGGCTATAAATAGTGTATTCACTGATTCTGGTGGGGAAGAGGTTATCCAAAATCGCGATGTGGCAGGAACAGTTGCGATAATCGGGGGTATCTCCAATGGGACTAACGTATTCCCTCAGGAGGCAATGCAAACACTTAACGCTATGGTAAATGGTCGGGGTGTTAAAGACAACTTGTATGCACTAGAGGTTCTTGCGTCGTTGCGAAATCAGCAGCAAGAGGGGGGTGACTTTTACAAAAACCTTAACACTGAAGCTATCGCCATGTTGGGGACTTACGATGAACTGAGCCAGAATAACGACCAAGAAACAATAGCTACACTTCTCGGGCTGGGTACAGATACCCGGACCAAGCAAGCGCGGGAAGAACTCCGGGAGGTTATCACAGAGCACCTTGATGACGATAAGACCTTTTCGAGAAATGTTTCCGCAATAACTAATCGGTGGTTTGGCTCGGATAAGCTGTCGGAAACATCTGCGGATTATATTCAGATGAAATCAGAGTGGGAAAATATCTATATAAAGTCTAAGATGCTCGGCCCTTTCATATCGGATGCAGGCGCTGTTGATGCAGCTAATGAGGGGATAAAAAAGAACTGGGGTGGGTCAGACCTCGGTGGTTCTGGCGGTCGTGTTATGAAGTTTCCTCCGGAAGAACAGTTCCCCTCGGTGCCTAAAGATATACTTGAGGCTGCTATCACCGAAGATATAAAAAATATTGATAGAGAAGATGGGGAAGCCTCAGGCCCCTTCGCACTTCGACCCGGTGAAACATTTATATTGACGCCGAGTGTTAATGCGAATGCTCAGAATAACATGAACCTGCCGATTACTTATACCGTTATGGCTGTCAGGTTGGATGAAAACGGTGAAGCGGAAGATTATCGGTTTATTACCCAGAACTCCGCTAGTGAACCTATTGCTCTTGACTACTCGAAATTAGAAAAAGAGTATGCTACGATTGCGGGGGAAGAGCGGGAGGCTGAATTCGAAGAAAGTTCTTATCTGGACTCATTAACATTAAAGCAAAGGAGCGAGCTTAATAAGGAAAAACGCATCGAAAGAAAAGCTATCCTTTCTGACCAACTTGAAGAAGCTGATGCCATAAAACGTGCCGGGCAAGCGGCTCAATGGGGCGATGAAAACGATAAGAAGTGGCGCAACGGGCTTGACCCGGACAGGTTCCCCCTTCCTAATGTTTACCGCAGGGCTCCTCCGAATTCACTTAAAGAACATTATCAATACCTCGATGGTACGTATTACAAAAACACCCCTCGTGGGCGGAAAAAAGTTAATAAAGAAGAGGCGATAAAATAATGGCTGTTGTAAGTAATGATTTTCTTCCAGGTACTGGCGCCGCTAAACAGTATACCCCTGAGACGCCTGGCCCTTCTGTTTTCGCCACAGCCGGGGCGGCGAGCCGAATAGGCATTGACGTAGTTAATGCTTTCGGGATTCTTACCCGGAAAGAGTTTCAAAAAGACCAAGATTTTATTGATAATAGATTTGAGGTAATAAAGCAAAAATACCCCAAGCTCGTTCAGAACCCAAATTACCATTCTCTTGCCCGGACCAATTCATTTGAAGAGTTAGAGTATGTGAAGGCACGAATTGATAAACAGGTTCAAGATAGGGAAACCCTTCACGAAGCTGGGTCACTTGGTGTAGTGCTTGAGATAGGCGCAGGGTTAATTAGTCCGACGAATTATATTCCTCTTATCGGGATTGGCGCTAGGGGCTTTAAGGCGGCAGGGCAGGGCGCTGCGTATGTCGGCCTCGCTACTGCACTTCAAGAGGCTGTGCTTCAAGGAAACCAAGAGACTCGGACATTCGGGGAAAGTATAACCGGGATTGGTGCTGGTATGGTTTTGGGTGCATTGCTCGGACCCGCAGCGGGTAGGTTTGCGGGGAGGCGTCTGGAAAAAGTTGAAGCGCTTGTTAAAGCTGATTTGGAAGATTTTGCCGTAGACATGGGCGTGGACGTTTCTACCCCGAAAACTGTGCCTGACAAGGACGGGACTCCGGAGGGCGGTGGGACGGTCACAGAACCTCCAGCAGGTCTGGGGACAGGACAGGCTGGCTCAGCTGGTGCTGCTGTCACCGAGGTTGCCCCACAAGGTACAAAGGGGATATTCGGCTCGAATAAAAAGTTCGGGATCGGCAAGGTTAGTTTTGAAAGCCTGGGGCCAGTAAGTCGGCAGGCTAATAGTGTTATAAGCTACGCTCGCTGGGTGATGGGAAATATAGCTGATGGCGGGTTGTTGATTAAGTCAGGATCGGAAGGGCGTGTTGTCGCCCAAGGTGGTACTATTGAAAGTCTCCGGGCCGGGTGGAGCAGGGGTTTGGCGAAGGGGCTGACTGAGTTGGATGGAATATACGGTCGGTATGTTTTTGACGGGAAACCTCCGGCAGTGTTCTCCGGGCCAAGAGCTTTTATAGCAGGCGCACGGAACCCACAGAAGTTTTCTCAGGAGGACTTTAACAAGCAAGTGTCTCGGTATATGCGTGATGGGGAAAAGTGGGAGGGGTCACCTAACCCTGACGCGGACAAGGCGATTAAAGAAGCTGGTGACCTGCTGCGTAAAGAAGTCTACGAGCCGATGTTTGATCAGATGAAGTTTGTTGGGCTCTTGCCGGAAGATGTGAAGACTGTGGCTGATGTGGAGTATCTCAACCGGGTTTATAATCTGGAAGCGATTAGGAACGACACGAATAAGTTTACGGATATCCTCGTAAAGAACTTCCTCAAGAAACGGAAAGAAGCGTTTTTGAAGGAGTCGGAAAGCCTCCGCTTGAAGGAACTTGACCTTGAGCAGCGGGTCGCCGATAATGAACTTGACGCGGCGACCGCGAAAGAGTCGATTAAGGTTTTGCGGGAAGAACTGGCTCGGTTGAATGACAGTGACAATCCAGTACAGTCAGTGTTGAATGAAATTACCGACCTGAAGAAACGGATTAAGAACGGGGAGAAGGAGTCGGAAATTACCGCGAGCTTGCAGAAGGAACTGGACGATCTGAACGCTCTGCATCGTCGTGATGTTCAAGTGTTGCGGGATGAAAAGGGGAAAATCCGAACCCGGCTGAATGGGATTAACCAGAATATAAACCTGCTTGAAAGTAAACGGCAAGCTTTTATTCGGAAGTATGAGCGGATGGATGAAATGCAACTGGGAAGTCTCATGCGGTTGGAGCGAGCTTGGTCAGTTTTTCAGCGCAACCTTAGTATGAAGAAATGGAACCCGGAGGAAATTGAAAAAGCCTACGAGGACATTCTCGAGAAGCTCGGGAAGACAGAAGACCTCATGACGAAGAATGAAGCGAACATGAGGAAGATGGAGGGCGACGATAAGGGGGAAACTGCGAAGTATTTCAAGCAAGCGACGATGGTTTATAAGCGGGTGCATCGGATCAAAGCACTCCGGGAACGGTTGGATTTGGTTCAGAAAGCTGGAGACGATGCGGCTATTCGGAATCAACTTTTGGCCGAGGGTCACGAAAAGCTCCGGGTTGACATTAAAGAACTCAATCAGCGTCGGACTGCCCGGCAGCAAGTGCTTGTGGATAAGATTAAAGAGCTTGACCCTAAGCTGGTTCAGGATAACCTGGCCCAAGCGGAAGTGGCGATGAAGGAGAAGAAGGACGCCTTGATTGAGCGATGGCACAAGCTCGGGTTTGAGGATATTGACTTCGGGGATTTACAACGGACTGCGTTTGAGAAGGTGAATGTTAAGAGACTTCAGGAATATATTAAAGAAATTGGGTCAACTGATACATACAACACAAGCGTTATTCAGGTTGTGCCCGCGAAAAATAAAGACTTAGTCAGGAATGATCCTAATAGAGTAATGGGTGATGTAAGTAGCTCTGAGGGCTTCCATGACGAGTTGCAGAAATTTGACACGGCGGATGATTACCTCAAGTGGGCTATGGTAAACAGTACCATACCGGGGTTTAAGGAACTTGCTAGGAGGTTTATTGGGAACACAGTTAAGGCCCCGCTTCTCCATTTGAAGGCAGGTGATGTAAGCCTCGCAGGTTGGAATTTCCAAAGTGCGGATGCTTGGGCGACACCGTTCTATAAAGAAACTGCCACATCAACTGGTGTTAAGGCAACTTATCTGGGTGCTAGTATTAGTGTTTTAGAAGACGGAGTTACTGAACGTACATTAATGCACGAGGTTATCCATGTAACTACTCTTAAAAGAACTCTCAGTAAAGATTTAGGCGGTGGTGACGGCTGGAAGAAGATGGCACAACTCAAATCAGATATCCATAATGAGTTGCCGAACCTTGATAAAGATATGACAACATGGGTAGATTCTCAAGCAGGTATGACGAAGGAACAAAAAGAGGCTTTCAAGCACAACTTTAGCTATTTTTGGAACGCCGGAAAGGACGCCACTTCCCCTGTAGCACATTTTGAACTTGAGACTCTTACGGTTGCTTTGACCGATCAATTCGTTCAAGAGTTTCTTAAATCGATTAAGCTGCCTAAAACAAATCAGACCCTTTGGAGTAAGTTTGTCGGGGCACTCGCAGAGGCGTTCGGGATTAAAGCCGGGGATGAGTACACCGCGTTTAGCCGTGTGCTTGAAATCACTGACGAACTTTCCGAAAGCGCACTGTCCGTCAAGGCAATCGAGGACATGGACTTCTTCAATCCGAAGCTGGCCTCGGCGGTAGATGTTGGCGCAAGGGAAATTGCGGAGAAGATGACGCAGAAGATACTCGGGGCTAAGGCCGGGCGCTTGTCTAACTGGGACTTGTTGGATCAGGAACAACGGGGCTCGGAATTGGAACGGGTACTTGATATTCCCTCGAATGACTTTTCCGATGCAGGGTTTTTGGAAGATAATATAGAGAAACTCATGCGGGCATATGTGCGGACGATTGCTCCGGATATTGAAATCATGAGGAAGTTTGGCACGATCGATATGCAGAAGCTGCTTGGTGGTATTCACGAAGAAGCGGCTGTGTTGCTCCGGGCAGCTAGAGGGGTTGGTGAGAAAAAGCAAGTCATTAAGGAATTGGAAGAGGCGCTAGCGGGTGAGGTTGATCAGGGTAAAAAGGGCATCCTCAAGAACCAATTACTTTCGGTTAAGAAAGGTCTCACGACTAAGGAAATTAATGCGGCGGTGACGGAGGCGATTGACGATTTTACGGGTGTGATTGGCCGGTTGCGGCATACACATGGAGTGCCGGATAATCCAACGGGTTGGGCTGCTAGGGGTGCAAGGATAGCTATGAACGTTAACACGTTGCGCTTGATGGGCATGGTGGCTATCTCATCTATCCCCGATCTAGCGCGGCTTGTGATGTACATGGGGCCGATGCGGGCGTATAAAAGTGGCCTAAAGCCTTTGGTTTCAAACTTTAGCACGTTGAAGGTTTCCCTCCGGGAAGCACAACTTGCGGGGACAGCGCTCGATGTTGTGCTTCATACTCGGATGTATGAGATTATGAACATGATGGACGATGCGATACCTGTGACAAAGTTTGAACGAGGGCTGGAGACTATGACCAGCAAGATCGGGATTGTGAGCGGGTTTGATTATTGGAACACCGCGATGAAGACTCTCGCGTCACAACTGTTTAACGCGGAAACGCTCGATGCGATCCAGAGCGTTGTGGAGGCTAGTCATAAAGGGGCGAAGCCTTTGAAGAAAGCTCAGGAACATTTGGCTCGGTTGAACATTGACGGGCAAACGAGTATTGATATCTGGCGCCTCGTGGAGAATGGTGGCGGGTCGAAAGTTGGCGATGTTTGGTTGCCGAATACTGACGATTGGGTTAAGATCGGGGATGGGCTTGGTATGAATAGACGCCGGGTGGAGAGCGCGGTTAGAATTTACCGGCAGGCTCTCGTGCACGATGTTGATATGATCGTGGTTACCCCAGGGCTGGAACGTCCGTTGTGGATGGACGGCTCGATTGCCGGGAAGTTAATCGGGCAGTTTAGATCGTTCACATTTAGCTCGACGTATAAGACTACGATGGCCGGGTTGCAGCAGAACGATTCTCGGTTCGCGCTAGGGTCGGCGGTTAGTCTCGGGTTGGGTGCGCTTAGTTATAAACTCTGGGGAGTCATGTCAGGGTACGATACGAGTGAGGATGATTGGGATAAGTGGGCGGATGAGATGATTGATCGTAGCGGGTTGATCGGGGCGTTTAGTGAGGTTAGGCGGCTCGGGCAGACTGTCCCGTGGTTGAATGATTATGTTATGGTTAGCGGGCAGCAGTCTACTCGGTACGGTGGAATGGGCGGGGTTAGCTCTACGTTCGGTCCATCGGTTGATCTGGCTCAGACTTTCTTCGCGGCGCTAAACGGGATGAGCGATCCGACAGAGGGTACGGCCCGGATGATGCGGAAGCTCATGCCTTACCAGAATGTTTGGTGGGGGAGGCGGTTGTTCGATGAACTAATCGAAGGGTTGGATTTGCCGAAAGATCGGCGGTGAGTTGGGTATGGTCTAGTCCTTACGGTTCATAACCGTACCCAACTGATCCCCGAATGTAGCGGACAATGCCTCGTAGAATGTCCCGGAATCGTGATGCTTTTTGCGTAGCGCTTCCGGGACTTTTTTATTTGCAACGGGTACGATTTTCCCTGACTCGATAAGAACGGAAAAGAGTTGCTTGGCATGGAAGACCGTTGTGATGGCGAGAAGGGATCGGGTTATTCGGGACTCGTGGAAGTAGGGATCGTTCTGGAGCTTGCCTTGGTACATAGCGTGGAGTAAGCGCTCGGCTTTATCTAGGTCGTTGCCTTGCTTGTTGCCGAGGAAGACGTCAGGCATTCTTGCTTCCGCGTCCATGAGTAGGTCGTAAGCCCTGACGAAGTGGTCCTCGGTTAGAAGCATGTCACCGCCCTCGTCTATGCAGTATAGTATCATGAGCTTTTCAATCTGCATGTGGCGACGTTCGCAGTAGGTTATGAAGTTGGGGTGATTAGGGACTGGTGGGCCACCTTTATTTCCGGGGTAGCGGTAGAAGTCGTTGAGGAGTTGGCGGGCTTCCGGAGTGAATGCGAGCTGGCCGGATAGCTTAGAGATTTCCTTAACGTCATGCGCTATGTCGGCTTCGAGTTTGATTAGTTCCTTAGAGCTTCGGTCTTCCGCGAATAGATCGACACGGGGGATGGAGTCGCCCATGACAATTATGACTCGTGACATGAAGCCGGAACCCCATGCGACCTCTGGGATGAACTCGTGCAGGTCATCCGGGGTGCTACCGACAAGCATTGAGGTATAGGTCCGTTCCGCGTAGAATGTGTGAGTGGCTTCCCGGCGACCTTCGGAGTATTCGTCACAGTCCCAAAGGTCGGTCAGCTTGGAGATCATGTCAATGTCATAGGCGTTGAATAGGACTCGGACTTCCGGGGAGAACACGTGGAGGCCGTGGAAGATTTCAGATTCCTCAGTGATGGGGTTTTTGAATTTGCGCTCGTTGGCTTGCAGGGACTGTGCTAGGAAAGCGGCGGTCATGGAGGATGCGGATAGGCGACCGGGGCCGAGTTTGTTAATGATCTTCCGGGCAGCAGTTAGAGCCATGCCTTTGCCGCAACCGGATTTACCGATGAGCATTATGTAGAGGTTAGGGTAGACCGGGGCTCCCTTGGTCATAACCCACAGCTTGCGCTCTATCGCAGCGCTAAGGACCCAAAGCCCGCACCACTCCCGATAGTGTTCGGAGGTTTCACGGGCAGCGAGTAGGTCTTTGTAGGCTTCAATTATAGAAATCAGCTTGCGCGCCATATGAGCCCAGTTTCTCTTGAAGGGTTTGTGGCCGGGAGCGTTTTATACATCCCGGTGTTTTGCGGAGGTCTGAGTGTGGTCCACGCCATGCGGACAGTCCGAACTCATTAGTAACCTCTTTAGTCTCTTTGTCTTCTTTTCGATTTGCCCAGTTCCAACCAATCTTTGCCTCAAGGGGGACGGTGAATGGCCGGCCTCCGACAAGGGTGTGGTTGATGGTGAGAAGTTCAAGGGCCTTGGGGACAATGAGGTGTTCAAGTTTTTCCGGGTACTGGAAGAGGATGGAGTCGTGGACTTGGATAAGTAAGTGGATAGATTTAAGGTTTCTCCAGAGGTTAAGGATGCCTTCGTCAATAGCATCGGCAGTCATGGATTGTGGGCCAAACGCGATTGCCTCGCGATGGGTTCGCGGATCGTCAGGGAGTCCGAAGAAATAGCGGCGGCGGTTGTAGAGGTCGGACGTTACTTCGCCGTGTTGCAGGAGTCCGATGACGTGCTTGTGCCATGCGGGGATACAGGGGTAAGCGCGGAAGTATTTGGCCTGAAAGTCCTCGATGACTTTTATATCAACCTTGGTGTGCCCGGCCATAGTGCGGGGGGTGCCGAGGTAGTTCGTGCCGTGGCCTAGCTTTTTTGACATGTCCCGATAGGACAGGTCTCGGTAGACGATACGGTCAGCAACAGCTCGCCAGAGATTGGGGTCTTCCGGCCAAGGTTCTTCCGTCCAAGCCATCCGGCAAACTTGAGTGTGAAGGTCGCCGGACTCACAGGCGTCAAGGTATGCTCCGGCAAATTCCGGACCGTGTGAGTCGTGGAAAAGGTTCCAGCAGGTTGCGCCGAGGTTGCGGGAGTCGGCTTGCTCAAGATCGACATTGCAGAATTTCATACCTGGGTCTGGGATAAAGACTTCGCGGAGGGCGCTTTCGATATTCTGGTTGTTGGTGCCGGTCTCGAAGTTGGACTCGGAGGAAGATAGTCGGCCAGTCTTTGTTCCGGCAACGCTGTAGTTGGTGCGCATCCGGTTGTCTTTGTCTAGCTTGGTTGATAGGAATTGTATTTTCTTATCAAGGTCTCGGATAGCTAGGATGTACCGGCAGATCGGGGAAGCCACGAAATAGTTCTGGAGTTTTTCAAGGGCTTCCCGGTTAGTTGTTGGGCCGTAGCTCCCGTTTGGTTTGCGAGCTTTTATCGGTACGATGTTGAAGACGGTGTAGAATAGTTTGGCGAGCTGGACAGGGCTCCGGTAATTGAACGGGGCGAAGCCGATACCTTCCTCAACTATTAGTTTAAGGTTAGTAGCGAGTTTGTCCCGGATTTTAGAAAAGTTAGCGAGGGTTTTCCGGCGTGCATCCGTGTTGATCCGGGTTCCGCGTAAAGACATCTCGAAGGTTGGGGCCATTAGCGAGTGACTGAACGCGGAAGTGTTGGCGGCGATCTCATCCATTTCCGCCGCTTGCTTGAGTCCTATTTCTAGAGTAAGGCAAACGTCAAGGGCGTTGTATACCCATTCAGTCTCATCAATCGTCAACTGGTTTAAGGTAGTCTCGGTAAGGTCCGCGTTCTGAATTATCTTTACCATGGGAGTTCATCTTCTTTATGATGCTGGGGGTATGAACGAGCTTTGGATTAGCAAAGTCATTAAAGCAGGTTATTACGTAGACCGGGATGGAGAGGGATAGGGCATGTTTAAGTTCGACAAAGACTCCGTTGGACGCTTGCCAATTGTCACGTTGGAGAAGGTGGAGCCGGGTGCAGCGGGATAGGGTGGATAGGCACTGGGTTTCCCAGAAGTCTATGTCATGGGGGAGGTTGAAACGTTTGCTTACCTCATGCCAGTGGACGATCGGGGAAAAGACGGGGATGTTTTTGAGCGCGTAGTAAGCGACTGCCCCGCAAGCGTACTCGTATCGGTCCTGTCGCACCTTAGGATCGACGTGGGTGTAGGCTTGGGCGAGGTAGATTAGATCGTGGTAGATTAGATCGTGCTTGACGTTTGGATGGGTTAACATGAGTAGTCTCCTCCCCGATGGTGGCGGTTGTACGTGTCGAGGGTGACCTCGGAAAGTTGCCTGATAAAGTCTTGGGCGTCGTTGATGTTGAAGGTTAGCTCAGTGGCCGGGCGGGAGAGTTGGATGACGACAAGACCGTCTCGCTCAGTTAGGTTTACTTCGAGGGGTTGGATGTGTTGGGGTAGGATAAGCATAGTTAGGAGTCCTTTTTAATTGTCCTACTTTTCAGCATGAATTTCCAGCTAGGCTCGTTGGTGTATAGCGACGCAAGGAAGCCAAGGCCCTTTTCCATCTCGGGTTGCATGGCGTGATGGGTAAGCATGGTATCGTGGCCGAAGTTGGGCGAGGTTATTCCGTACTTAGTCCAGAGATAGTCGAGGTCGTATACAAAGTTTTGCCCGAAGACTGTGTTGGGAAGTGCGAGCCATTTGCGGACGTATGCAAGGGCAGCAAGCTCGGTGTTAAGGCTGGGCCAGTAGGAGTTTTGTTTGGCGCGATCGTTGATTATGAAGGGGATGACGATAGCGCGATCGGGAGTGGGCGCGAAACCAATGCAGGTCATCTGGAGGTTTTTGGTTTCAATGTCTACGCTTAGTTCATTGGAGGCAAGGATGTACGGCTCGAAGTCAGCGAGGTCGGAAAGGGTTGGTTCGATCCAAAGCTCCCGGCGGGGTCGGCGGACTTCCGGGAAGATCATTTCGCGCTTGAGTTTCTTTATGTCGGAGAAGACTATCGGGCGAAGTTTGTAGTCCCGGAATACTGCGCCGGGGTTGTAGGATGGCAGGACTTTGTGACCGGTTACGCCAATGACAGGCGCTCCCCGGACAGATTTTATCTTAGCATTTTTAAGTATCGCCCATGTGGCGAGGCCGCCTAGGGCAAGGATGACGTTCGGGTTGACCTCGCGAATTGTAGTGTATAGGTCTTTGAGGTAGGGGGCGTATTCCTTGGAGATGTAGTTGGTTTTGATTGCGGCAGGATAGCCGGGGACGGCATTGGGTTTGGTGGAGCAGAGGGAAAGTATTTTCCCGCCATCCGGTTGGAAGGGGAAGACTGATGTGAAGTAACAGTCTCGGGAGTCTATGCCGACAGCGGAAAGCTGGGAACGTAGGAAGCCACCAGCGGGACCGGAGAATGATTGCCCGGTCTGCCGCTCGTGGTTGCCCCATGCCTCACCGAGGATTAGGATAGGCTTGGTCATGCGGAAGGGCTTTTCGGAAAAGGAACAGGGCCGGCTGTAGGGTAAGCCGTGCCCAGACCACAAAGCGAGTCATGGACTAGCAAGGCATAGCCTGCAATGTCTTTCCAATGGTCAGGCTCGTCCGGGTTGCCGGAAAGGATGCGAGCCATCTTTGAGCAGATCATGTCAAGGGACTCGGCTTGGATGGGCATGATCTTACTACTACTTTTGTTGCGAACAATTCTTTTGAGCCCTTGGGCTATTATGGAAGTGTCGCTGTAAGGGCCATGAGTGGTTTCACGCTCGATGATAGTTTGTTCAGCTTCATTCATTTTCATACTCTTTCCAATTTGTCATTGCGTCTTGGGCGAAGATGGGATCACGCTCAAGACCGAGGCAACGGTTAGCCCGGAGTTTGTCAGCGGCGATGAGGGCGTTGGCACTGCCGCAGGTCGGGTCGAGGATAGATGTGTTCTCATCCACAAGCATCTCGAAGAAGTGGGTGAGGACGGGGAGAGGTTTCTGGCTCATGTGGATAGTTTTTTCTTGCGGGGCTCCGATAAGGTTGGACTTGGCCCGGACAATCGGGCGGTCATCGCGGGATAGGAGCAGGGCGGTTTCGTATACTTGGCGCGGACCTCGCTTGGGGTCGGGAAGGATGCCGGAGTTGTCGGACCGCCACCAGATTAGGGGTTTGGAGAGGACAGTCCAACCGAAGTCTTGGAAGAGGTCGATGGTTTGCGCGTAGTAGTCCATGGAAAACCAGAATAGAATGTGGGCGGACTCGGATATGATTGTGTGTTGGTTGAGGAGAAGGGTATCGATTAGGGAAAAGTAAACGTCCTCGGTGTCGGCGTAGCCCCCGAATTTATCCGAGGCTCCACGGTTGTGTTTGTCCGCGTTGATGCCGTAGGGGAAGTCGCAGTGGATGAAGTTGAAAGGGTCTCCGGTGTAGTCGGTTGCCCACTCGCGGAAGTCGGTGTTGAGGATGGGGGAGGATGGGTCTGGGAGACTGTCAATAACGTCCTGTTGCCAAGGTTGGAGTATAGGGTTGTTATCTTTTATAGCTTCCCCGAAAGCATTTTGTCCAGCGGCAAGGCGTGCTTTGATCTGGTCAGCGGAGAGGGTGACGGGGATTGGTCCGCCCTTGGGGGAAGGTTTAGGCTTAGGCTTGGTGAGGCGGGCAAGTTGTTCAGACTCAGCGGCACGCTTCCGGGCATCGGAGCGTTCGAGTAGGTTACGGGCGACGGAGATTCTTTCCGCGTTGGCGATGGCGGTGTTGCCCTCATCGATGGCAGTGGCAAGGCGAACGCAGGATGTTACGTACTTGGAGGTGAAGTTAAGTTTACGGGCGGCGTCATCAAGGGAGGGGGAAAGAGCGTAGAACCGGGAGACTGCTTGCACTTGATCCTGCCATGAGAGGTCTTTGCGCTGGATGTTCTCGTCCAGCTCTATCTTTTCCAGATCGTCCTCTGTCATGTCTTCGATGTAGGTGACGGGGATATCGGACCAGTTTAGAATATCTCGGCAAGCGGTAAGTCGGCGTTCGCCTGCAATAAGGATGTTCTCGCGGGTGATGGCGATGGGGTTGATAAGGCCGATAGAGTTTATTGACGCGGCAAGATCGGTGAGGTCACCTAGGTCTCGGCGCTGCCGGGTGTCCCGGTTTATGGTGATGGAGGCGATTGATTTTGTGGACATAGGGTGACTCGTGGTTGGAGAAAAGGCGGGGGTGCGGGAAAGGAAAGTAAAACCTGCACCCCCTATCGGGTTACTGAGGGACCAGAACAGTAACCGACTCGATGTTAGTCGTCAAGGATCGGAGCGGTGGATGTGATTTCCACGTAGATACGCTCAGGGTTTTGCGGGTCCGGGCGGTGGCCGACAGTGCCAAGGCATTGCAGACCTTTGCATCCCTCGAGAGCTTCTTTCATAGACAGGTCTTCTGTGTCCATACCGAGGTGGTTCTCGAGGAAGTTCCGAAGATCGGACCATGTGCGTTTGCGGTTGACCTCGGCTTCGTCGGAGTCTTCCGAGATGAACATGAAGCGTTTGCGGAGGGTGATGGCTTTGACGCCACCTGCCTCAGCGAGGGCATCGGTATCAACGTCGTCTTGCGGGGCAAGCGCTCCGAGGACAATATCGACAGTATCGTAACGGCCCTGTGCGACAGAACCGAAGTCCACTTTCTTGGCTCCGAAGACGTATGTTCCGGCAGGTGCTCGGGGAGGTGCTTCGATTTCAGTTACGGCTGCATTTAGTCCGTCTGTAAAACGTGAGGACATGGGTAGTTCTCCTATAGGTGGGCAAGGGATGGGAATTGACAGGTGGCCCGTAGTCTGCCAATTACTTCAAAGCCTTGAGGGCTTTGAAAATGTCGGCCAAGCCGGAGGCGATCGGGTAGGATTTCTCCAACTTGAATGGTGCAGGGTTTTTCAGGTCGATGATCGGTGATGGGAGGGTTTGGATTGTTCGGGCGACGTTTTTCCCGGAACCTTTTACCTCGCACTGGATCATTGTGTTGAAGTAGGAAGGAAGGGTGGGACCAAGTGCCGCGCCGATAGCGGACGGGTAGCCTTTGTGAACGCCCTCGGTTACTTCCTTGTAGTTAACGTGTGTTATTACGATCACGTTTGTCTTGAAGGTGTCCGCGCATAGAAGGGAGATAGCTTTCTCAACGCCTTGTTGTGCCGCGAAGTACCATGTGCGTTGCTCGCGGGCGTTAGGGGTCATGGACTTGGCCCACTCATATGCGGCCTTCCCGAACATGGTGAGAGAGTCAAGGACAAAGATTGTGTCTTTCCCCCACTCGGCGGGCTTGGAGCCATCGTCCCATTTGTCGAGGAAGCTGAGACCTTTGGAATAGGCTCGGGCGGTGGTGATCGGTCCGGCTTGGGAGGATTTGATCAAGTCGGAAACTGTTATGTAGTCCACCTCGTCAAGAAGTTTTGGGTCGATCTGGGCAAGGTGTTGGCGGAGTGCGTCGAGTCCGTTGTCGAGGTCGAGGATGCGGAGCTTGTACCCGGCTTGGACAAGTGAGACAAGGGAGCCTGTTTTGCCCGTGCCGGAGTCTCCGAGGTAGAGGAGCTTGGCGAAGTTGGCGGCTGGGTGTTCTGATAATTTGGCCATTGGTTTTCCTTTTAGTATTTGCGGGACGGGACTCCGTTGACCCATGCTTGGAGAAAGGAGGCTTGTTGGAAGACGGCGATGATACGGTCCTCGAAAGGAAGTCCCCAGTCTTTAGGGTTGGTGGAGTCGTAGGTTTCCCCGGATCGGAGTTCGATTTTGTAGATTTCTTTGGCGTGGTCCCAGTATAGGACGGTGGCATTTAACATGGTAGGCTCCTTAACGATCTACGGATGGGTCCCAACGCGGCTCGGATGTGTGGAACTCGGCTTCGAGGAAGTTCTTGCGTAGGGATGGCTCGCGGGCACAGATCGATCGGAACTCGCATCCCCCGAAGTTGTTGCAAGACTCGGTGTTCTTCGGGAACCGGTTGGCCTTGGTATAGGCTTGGGTTTTCTCAATCACATCCATGCAATCATCGTACCACTCGTCAAGTATGGCGGCGCTGCGGAGGGCTTCGACACGCCCGAACCGGGTGAAGCCGACTGCGACCTGTGCGGCATCGATAATGACTCCCTTGATTGGTAGGTGGAAGGCAGCTTTGCCGACGAAGGAATACATGGAGAATTGCACGTCCGGGGAGAATTGTTTCCAGTAGTACGGGGATAGAGTTTGTCCGGTAGTTTTCTGATCGTGGACGTATTGGTCGCCGTTCTCATCCTCGCAGAAGCGATCGAAGTGACCGGAGAATAGGACGCCGTTATCGACGGGGAGTTTGAAGGTTAGCTCGACAGCGGCTTTCCCTGAGTCAAGGGTGACGGTAGAGAATTTGTCATCACGGAACTCGTCGAGGTACCAGACGATTGTTCTAATTAGAGATTGGCGTGTTTTCTTGGGGTCTAAGAATGTGTCGGGGGTGTTCTTCTCGGAGTCCCAGGTGGCGATGAGGGTAGTGCGGATGATGGACTCAAGTGCTTCGTCAAAGGAACTGCCCTCGGCCCGAAGTTTATGGTAGGTTTCGAGGGCGGTGGCATAGTGTCCCCCGAACCAGAGGTGGACTGAGTTGCCCCGTGGCCGGTAGTTCTCGATCATTTTGTATTGATAATAGCGAGGGCATTTGAAGGCGTACTTGAGAGAGGTGCTGTCCCATACGAACTGGACACCGGACTCGTTGAATGAACCGCTGGTGGATAAGGGTTGGGGGGAGGTGGTGGTCATTGGAGGGTCTCTGTGGTTGGGGCTACGCTTGGCATGAGCGGTTTCCTTTTTAGGTGTTAAAGTTTAATGTCGAGGCCTAGGTTTGTGTCGAGACCCTTGAGTGCTTTTGGCGTAGCTGGGGCTTTCTTGGGCTTGGTCGAGCCGGTTTGGTTGAAGCGTACTCTAAGTTTGCGGTACTCCCCGATGATTGCGCGGATATCTTCGGAGGTGTGGTTGATGGGGTCGCGGTCGAAAAGCTCGCCCATGTCTATGTTGGGGGCAGGATTAGTCAAGGTGTATCTCCGGTTGGTCAAGTTGCTCGAAGGTTGTTGGGATGTCAGTAAGCTCGTCTTTCACGGAGTCAACCAGCCGGGAGACTAGTGTGCGTATGACTACCCCTGCTCCGCTTTTCGGGAAGCGGTCTATGAGGAACTCGAAGTCACCGTCCCGGAGGTTGAGCGTATGTTTTCTAAGGCGGGTTTTGCTCATAGGGTTATGTCCGATTCGTTGGAGGACTCAGGTCTCTTTTTTATCAACCAGAGTTCGTTGTCTTTTACAGAAATTACAAGGTCGGCAAGAAACGGGTTCTGAGTCCGGTATAGTTTTTGGCGGAGCAGGTTGGCGGCATCGTAGTTTTCGAGGGTTATGCGTAGGCCGAACGGCTCCCGGTTGGCAGTGTCGAGCATTGTGTTTAGTTCAAGGGAATGCTCAGACACTGGTGGGGTCCGTGTAGACGAGGTGAAGGGTGCTGTTCTCGATGTACATACGGGTTAGGGTAGGGAGCATGACGAGTACGTTTTCGCAATGATTGCGAGGGATGTAGCCGACTTGATGGAGTTGAGTTTCGATTATGGGTTCATTTTGGTACACGTCGTCCTCGTCGAATGTTTCAACGTAACGCTCTACATAGACCGCGATGGCGTTGGAGTCGTATGGGTTGTCGGGTTCTGGGACGAGTTGGACAGCGGTGTCCCTATCAGCCTCTGCAAGGGCGGTTTGGGCAGCGGAGTCTCGGTAGTAGGCACCGGCAATTTGAGTTGAGAAAGGGTGAGTTTTTGGCATCTGGTAGCTCCTAGTGGCAAGGTAAGAGAAAGGGTAGAGGTGAAGACGGGGACAGGAGCATGACCAACCTGGCCCCGTCTTCTAGGATGGAGAGTTAAGAAGTCCGTGCAAGCTGTTAAGCGGCGGCGGCTTCATCACCCTCGGAAGTTGACAACGATTCCAAATCGGGAAGGTCGAATTTGTCCTCTGCCAACTCATCCATCTCTGCAACGCGCTTTTCTGCCATGGCGAGTACTTTTGAAGTAGCGGCCAAACGGGCGACCTCAGCAGCGAAAGCGTCTGGATCAACGTCTTTCTTATTGCGGTTGCTTTCTTTCAGATGCTTGATAACATAGCCATTTGCAATTGACTTCGCCTCTTTCTCCACTGGAGTCATGGTAGATTTGGATGACCCTGTGGAGGCTTCTGTGAACTCATAGATGGCATCGTACTCGGCGAAGTCTCCGGCGCGGTATTCGTCAAGGGTGCCTTCCTTGATGGCTTTCTTGACAGCCGAGCGCTGGTTGTTCGCAATGTTCTCGGCGCGGCTTTGATTGAGTACCTTGGCGAGAATGTCGGTCATTGGTGTGTCGGCAGTGAACGGGCAAGAAACCTCGAAGGGTTCTTTTTGGATTATGATTGTTTTTGTTGCCGGAACGTCTGGGGTGTCGGTGTCGGTGTCGGTGTTTTTATTGCGGGCCATGTTTGGCATCTCCGTTTAGTTGGTAAAGGGTTGGTGCGTTTGGTAGTTACAAGATACACTATGAAGGAGTGTAGGGCTTAAGTCAAGCGTTTTATTTGGAGTAGGTATGGTTTGGGTGTAAGGGTTTGGAACCATACCTAGCTCGGTCCGTCCTTATCCCAGTTCGCGGGATAGGGTTTTGGGTTTGGCCATGATGAGGTCAGTCTCCTAAGGTTGGTTTTTTGGATCAAGAAGGACGTAAAGGCCGAGTAGAATAAGCACACCTCCAAGTGCTTGTGTGAAAGCTGAGATGAAGGTGAGGTGGATGGCTAGCCCGACGCCGAAGCAGCCTAGCCCGATAGTTTTCTGGTACGGAGTCATTCCTGTTCGTTCTCCTGTGCTGCTGTGATAATGCCGGAGCGCTCAATATCAAGACCTGCCTCAATCGCCGCATTTGCGCCTTTGTATGAGCCGATGTAATGTCGCTTCCCGTTTTCATCTATTATTGACAGGTCGTGGCTTGAATCCCAACGCCACGGATATATCCCGTATGCGTCGGCGTCAGCTTTAGCTTCAGGGCAGTAACCGGGGTGATATTGGACAGCCTTAATCCGAGCGCTCATCTGCACCACCACTCCTTTCCATCCGGCCACCTACGGGCCAAGCCTTCATTGATCAGTATACCACCTATGCACCCGAATGTGGCAGTTATTATGCTGAAAGGTGACAAGTGTCTATTCCTTTGGTGGGTCTGGTTGTGGCATCCAGTGAGAGGGTTCGTTGGTGGCGTAAGTTTCACCCAAGCCTACCCATCCCTGATAAACTTCGCCCGTGAAGACGTTCGCCATATCACCCCAATGCACATTGCACTTTCTCACCTGTTGCTCCTCCCCGTGGCAATGGACCCGGGTGCACCACAAGTCAACCATGGTTCCATCTTTCGGCGCTGTTTCTATGTCTTGCCAGTCCATTGTCATTGATCCTTATCGTCTACGGTTTCGTTTTGCCTCAAAGGCGTTAGGGGCGAAGCGGCGAGGGCGAAGGCCGATTCTTGACCCATCTGGACCCACCAACCGGTTCTTCTTGCGGCTTTCGCCAGTTCTTTCAGTACTGCTTCACCGTCTGGTGCTGTCTGTGTCATGTGAGCAACTTAAAGCCCTGCTTGAGAGCTTGGATTTCTATGTCTTTTTGCTCAAGTACGAGGCGAACAAGCTCGGCGGGGGCGGTCCCAAAAGGCCCGTGCTTTTCAATCATACCTTCAGAAAGGTTCAACTCGTTCACCACATCAAAGAGCATGTCTTCAAGTTCTGGTTTAGTCCAGCATGACATCATCTTGTTCCTTTCGTGTCGTGTGTTTCTGTCTGTGTGGTCATGAGTGGCTCCTTTAATTGTTGCGGTCTGGGCTCATACACCCAGACCTGTTGCGTTTAGTCAGAGTCTTCCCCGAAGCTGTTGGTTAGGTAGAGGTCTTCCGATTTAATGTAGGCAAGTTTGGACTGGGCACGGGTCTGGGCGACGTAGAGGAGGTTCTTGTCTTGCGGGTACTTTTTCAGGGCGAAAAGTTCCTTGTCGAGAATGTAGACGTTTTCAAACTCAAGCCCTTTGGATTTGTGGCAGGTCATGAGTTTGATGGAACCAGTCATGGTAGTGATGTGCTCGGTGTAGGATATGATTTCGGAGAGGGTGGTTCCGCCACCGGCTAGGATACGGAGGGTTTGGTAAAGGTCACGAACATTCCTCTGGCCGTGTTCGCGGGTCTTTGAGATTTGGGTGATCTCAGCCATGCCCAGTGCCTCGATGACGTGATCGAACGGCATGGTAAGGGGGCCAAGTTTCTTGAACCGGGCGATAAGGCTTTTCGCTAGGTCATTCCCGACAAGCTCGGCGAAGCGTCCCTCGGCAATGCACTTGATGGCGAGGTTGTAGAGGGGAGCATTGTTCCGGCAGAGGATTACCGCGTTGGACTCGAGGTCTTCAACGGTCCAGTCGGCTAGGGTGGTGACGATGCCTTCCTCGGCCCAATCGGGGTAAGCCATGTCAGGGGCCAGCCAGCGGGCGAGCTTAGTTACCGCTTTCGGACAGCGGAAGGAGACGGATAGGCGTTTTTCCTTCATGGAGAAGAGGGTTTTCATGTTGGTCATGGAGTCGCTGTCCGCTCCCCGGAAACCGTAGATGGCTTGGAAGGTGTCTCCGACCGCGATTACGCGTCCATGGTGTCCGGCGATTTTCTTGACCATGAGGTGATTGATCGGGGAAAGGTCCTGTGCCTCATCCACGATGGTGAGGCGGTAGTTCGGGAAGCTAGCGCCCCAGAGGGTTGGCATGTAGAGTTGGTCATCGAAATCGATATCGCCGGAGAAGGCGGAGATTATGCCCTGTTCGAGGACGGATAGGATGAGTTCGACGATCCAAGGGTCAAGGACTTCGGGAAGGGCCGAGAAGAACTCTTCTTGGTCGATGAGGGTACGGCGAGCATTGGGGACGCCGGAGACCATAGAAGATTGTTTGTCGGCAAGGAAGGAGTCGGGGACCATGCCGTTGGCTTTGGCGAGGCCGACCGTTTTCAGGATTGTGTTTGTGTGCTCGTAGGCGGAGTCACGCATTTCTGGGGAGGCTTTGGCCAGAATGTCTTTGAGGATGTAGAAGGATCGGCGAGCATTTGGTCGGCATCGTTTGCCAATGTGGGAGGCCCAAGTGCGGTGGCCGAGACCGTTAAGGGTCATGGAGACACAGTTGTCGGGAAGACGTTGTGCCATCTCCTCCGCGATCTTTTTGTTGAACGCGAGGGCTAGGGTTGTGATCTTTTTCATCTGGGGCTGGTTAGCCAGCATTACCATAGTTGAGGTTTTTGCCGCACCAGCATAGGCGTTGATGAGGAGGTTGTCTTTTGTGTAGACTCCGGCCCGGATAACGGCGGCCTGTTCGGAGGTGGGCGGGAAGTCACCGATCTGGAGGATGGGTTGATCATCGAGAGGGTCGTGGGCGGGGATGGACTCGGACGTAGCTGGGGCCACAGTCGCTTGGCTCGCTTTTGTCATAAGTTGGGTCTTTCTCTGTTGGGGCAGGATTGCACCATGAGGCGGATTAGGATGTTCGGTCCCAATTCGCCCTAGTTGAAATCCGGGGAGAGGTTAGAAGGGGATTTCGTTCTGACGGGATTTTATGTTTTCCCGCTCGAGGTCGACGTTTTTCTGGAAGGTGAGTATGTTCGTTGAAAGACGCTGGGCTTCCTCTTTGAGGATGTTGATGAAGGGTACATCTATCCCAGCCTCATAGCAGGACTCGATGGCGGTGGTGAGGGTGGAACGGGCATGAATTGTACGCGCTTGAGTTGATGTTGGTTGAATGCGGAGCCAGTCAGAGAAGCGAGCAATTGCGTCGGCCATGGACTCTTCAGAATCGAAGAGGTGGGAGTGTGTTTTGTCGGTTATGGTGTCTCGGTAGTGGAAGAAGACCATGAACTGATTGTGCCCTCTAGGGGATAAAGTGAACTCGAAAGTTATGCTTTTCATGTAGTCTGGGAGAGTGCGTTTAACGGAAATGCCATATGCGAGAATTTCATTCGTATACATGAGGGTGTTCCTTTTTGGGGTTGGTAGAGTTTGGCAGGCAGGGGCTGGTCTTAAAGTCCCTCGATCGGCTGGCCGTAGAGCCAGTCCTTAGCTTTTTCAACCGGAAGGAAGTAGAAGCCTTTCCACCTCCCATCGGGGTATAGGAAGGCGTCGAGTTCTGCGGCGCTGTAGAGGATTGCCGCAGCGGTGAAGCCGGGATTTTCGACAAGGCAGACTAGGACGTTCTGCTTGTCCTCGGAAAGGTGGTTTTGTGGGTGAATGGGGTCTTCCGAAATCGGGATCGCTTCGCGGTTGAGGTATTCCTCTTTTGTTTCGTTTTTCGGGTCGATGTAAAATCCCATGAGAGGGTTCCTTTTTTAGCTACAGGTTGACAGGTAGGCTGGTCCGAAGTTCTTCCTCTTCGGTGGCTTTTTCTTCCGCGCGAGTTAGGGATCGTTTAAGTCGCGCGGAAGATTTTTCAAGGCTTATGTCGTTTGTCTCCATAGCGGTGGTGACCATGTGGAGCTCGTCTAAGGTAGTGACAACCGCCACAAGATCACGAAGACCATTACAGACCACAAACCTCCCAGAAGTAAGGCGACAAATAAGGCCGAACGATCTGGAGAATTTCGTCTTTTGGAATTCGTAAATTTCCTCATCGGAAAGTTTCCTTCTGGTTTCAAATTTTAATGAGGTCATCGTCGTCGGGTGCCTCACTTTGGTTCGTGGCGGAGTCGGAGTCTGGGAAGACGAGGGTTGATGCGGTTCCTTGTTTGTCGATGAGGATTATGTTTGGGGTAGCCGAGGGATTCTGGAAGACAAGTTCATCGTACGGGGACTCGCCTAGGTGTTCGGGGAGACCCTGTACTTGTGCGTTGATTTTGCGGTCGAGAAGGCGAAAGGTGTTTGCACGTTGTTTCCAGTTAAGTGCACGCCCTTTCGTCTCGAAGATGTTCTGGACGGGGTAGGAGTCTCGGCTAAGTACCGCGTCAAGGATGGTGCGGATATCTTTGTACGAGGCGATAGATTGGGATGCTGACATGGAGGGTTCCTATATGTTTACGGGTTCGGAGAGTTCGTCTAATGCTTCCGCGAGCCAATCGGGGATTTCGACGGACGGTTTGGAGGTGCGGGCGCGGCGGCGATGGGTATTCTGGGCGGCTGACTCTCCGGTTGGTATACGTTTCGGGGAATTGTTTTTCAGCCAGCTGTCTACCTCGTCCTGAAGTGGATTTCCGGGAGCGGCGATGTTCGGGGCTGGCTCGGGGGCAGATTGTCGGGCAATGAGGATGTTCTGGATTACGGCGAGACCTTTCGGGGAAGGGGTAATGCGGAGACGGGTTCGGTTTCCGGATGGTTGCGGAATGAGCAGGATAAGGGAATTGTCAGTGGGGTCGAGGGTTATGGCTATTTCAACTGACTCGGTGGACTCGGTGGTCATGATCTGGGTTCCTTTCACGGTTTGGGGTAATTATAGGTCGAGGTAGGCCGGAATGTCAAGAACTTTCTACGGGGTTAGTGTGGGGTTTTTGGCGGGAAGGAGTGATTTTAGGAAAGCGATTTCCTCTTCGGCAGCGGCGTGGAACTGCTCTCGCTTGGCGGCGACTTCAACGGCAGAGGTTCGGCGTGGAAAATCGGTAGCGGGGTAGAGGGTGAAGTTTCTCAGTTCTTCTCTCCAGCCCTCTAGTGCCCAACTAGCCTCGACGTAAGGAGTTTCCGCGCAATATCTCCGGCCTGTTTTTTGGAAAATAGGGCAGTTAGTGCAATGGGGTATGGTGGCGTCGAGGTGAAGGATGCAAAGGGGACAACTTGAGCGCCCTGTATTTATCCGTTCTGGACCAGTCTCGGTGATCTTGCGTTCCCAAGCGGCGATGGAGGCTTTAAGCGCAATGAGTGTTTCATTGGTCATTGTTCTGTCTCCTTGTGGCGTTTGCTAAGTTCATTCTTAAGGCGGATTATTTCCGACACGTACTCACCTTGCCGTTTGAGGCTTTCCGCGAGAAGTTTCCGCAGAATGTCTCGGTCTTGCAGGATATGGTGGTGGGATTCTCCAGGTTTCGGCATTGACGTTTTCCTTTCTCAGGATGGTGCGGGGGGCGGGAATGTCCCCGACAATCTCTCATCGGGGACAATCGCTACGCTACACTCAGGTCATGTTAACGTAGTATCCTGGAGCATGTTCAAAGTTGAGAATGTCGTCGTAAACATCATCGAAGGCGGGCGGGACATGTGTGAGCATGTAGTCTCGGCTGGCTTTTGCCGGGTCTGACATATGCGTAGCACGATACGGGTTAAGTTTTTCAATCGTAGGTCTCGTGCGGGGATTGTGGCGGTGAACTTGTCTCATGCCAATCGCGATGGATTTTATCTGAACGGTCATCTTAAACACTCCGGTTTGATGTTGAGGGAAGTGCCCAGAAGAATTGGTCAACAAGGGCTCCGTTGATCTTAACGGCTCCGTCATGCTTGAATGAGAAAGCCCAGAAACGACCGGTTAAATCTACCGCGTCGGCGACCGCTAGGGCGATGTATTCTCCATCGATTTGCACTACACACTCTCGATGATTGACACTGCTTAAATCCTCGTAATAGACTATAGCAGGCTGGTCTCCATCGGCTTCCGCGAGGCAGCGTTCTTGATGCACATCACAGAAGACTGGAGTGCAATAGCTTTCCTCAATCCCATGAATTGCCTGCCCTTCTCGTTTAAGCGCGCTGACAATATCAATCCTCGCAAGGTCCGCGTCTCCATAACAGTTGAACGGGCCGTAGTGGTGTTTTTCGGCGTTAAGCTCTCCTACAATCTTAATCACCACGATGTAACTCGGTTCGTTGTATTTGATCATTGGTAGTTCCTCTTCTTAATAAACTTTGCGGTCAAAAAAGATCGCGTTCGGGAAGATTGTCTCCAAGGCGGTCTGGACATGAGCATCGACGACAGTGTAGTCTTC